ATCTGAATTTCACGATCAAAGAATGCCATGTTACCACCAATGTAGTCGTCATTTAGGTTAATTGAGATTGATATTGTTCTTGGTTGTTCCTTAAAACTATCAGTGTGCTGACCATAATAACCACCAGTTTCATATCTCAATAGATCATAACCACTGTCAGACTTAAGGAAGCATGATGGGAAGTCTGAGATATATCTTTGTGCTATGCTATTAACCTTCTTAAACAATATCGCATCTATTTTATCACGAGCGTCTTTATTCAATTCCAATACTTCTGGTGTGGAGATAGAGATAATGTCACAATTACGAACTGACCTATCCTCCACTCCTCTACCAGTTAATGCAGATCCCCATTCAGTGGTATGTTGATACTCATTTAAGATCGTTTGACAATCATCTAAACTCAACGCATTCTCATATACTTTGATGTATTGTGACAGTGGAGAATCACTCTTCGGAGTAGCGTTAACAATAGGAGTAGTTTTGGTAGTCTTCTTCACCATATCATCACTATACCGATGATCCTTATCAAAATAATACTTAAAGTATGGACCATTTGTTCTTACATAATGTAAGAATACTTGGGTGCAAGATTCACCCTCAAATGGTTCTCTACCATGTCTACCTACCATACCAAGATAGAGCATGGCATCTCCTGGAGCAAGTGATACACTATTCACTCTACCATCTGGAGATTCAATCCATATGTTCCATATCTCAGTACAATCTAGATTCACAGTGAGAGAGATCTCACACTGAGGTTTATCTACATGTCCAGGCAATACGTTGCCTTCTTTGTATATTCTTGCATAGGAATATGTTGGAAGAACAGATTCACCAATTAGTTGTGTGACTACATTGTTCTTCTCAACCAATAATTCCACAAAAGGAATATAATCAAATTTTGCATCAGAACCTGGGACTTGAGGATCTTCCGACAGTTGATACCTGTCAGTATAATCCTTGAATTGTTTTGCTAAATCTTTTGCTCTTGACGATGATATAAAGTTGGGGACAACTATGTAATTGTCCTCTATCAATTTTTGGTTCATTCTTTATCAGGTGGTTTCTTCGTCTTCTGCAATCAGTTGCTCAATTTCAGATACAACTTGTTCGGAAGAATCTTCTTCAAATAATAACTCAAGATTAAACTCACTGTCAAGTAAATTGAGATCGATGTCATCAAATCCATTTGATGCTTTACCACTCTCTTCACTCTCAGCACCAAGCAATGATTCTAAGGGAACATCATCTACGTCTACTGTATCTGCTTCCTCTACCTTAAAGTGGTTTTCATCTACAATATCATCAAACAGAGATGGATCTGCATTCTCTTCAAAAACAGTAAGGTTATCATATCCATTTTCATATTCAAATGCTCTCTCACTCTCAGTCAGATTACCTCTAATCTGCTCATTGCCGTAGAATAAGTTCTCATGTGCTTCTGCCACACGTTGATGAACTTTTTCCATTTGCTTGTCATGATCTTCTCTCATAGAATCGAGGGACTGTTCATGCCTCTTCTGCATTTCTTCCATCTGATCCTCTAACTCTCTCATCGCTTCATGCCATGAGAGAGAATTTCTCTTCTCTTCTTCCTCTAATCTGCGTCTTTCTTCTTCTTGCTTATCGTTCTCAGCATTCCAATGATTGACATAACGTGCAATTAAGGAACGTGTTGCAGGTGTATTTTGTGCAGTAGATGAATCATACTCTACTTCACCACTCCCTTCAGGAGTGCCATTATCATGCCACTGGATTGCCCAAAGATGCTCAATGTCAGCAAAGGGCCAATTTTCTTGAGTAAACCAGATACCTTTGCCATCAATTGCAATATACCTGTCTGCTTCAATTAAGGTGAACCTTTTCATTCCTCTGATACCTCTCTAACATCAGCTGTTAAAATTTTACCTTCGCTTGCTTGGTGTAGCATTTGTGCCGCAGCAGAGAGAACATTAATATTACTCTCATTTGCCTTTACCATCTCATTTCTAAATGATTCTACCGCAGCGCCTGTGGATCTTTGCTGCTGAGAATTTTCAATTGTCAACATTGGCAACCAAGTAATTGCACAACCCCATTCATCTACTGGTTCGCCCGTTTGTGGATTCATACCCCTAATTTGAGTATACCATGAACACTTAAGACCAATACAGTCCTTCTTAATAAGGGGGCAATAATTTCCTGGTTTAATTTGTGCCATAATAATTCACTTAGTTAATTTAGTATAACATATTTAGTTCAATGAACATAGTATAATGTCAACATACCTCACTGCCAAATCAATACCTGTTGAGGCGGTATCATTAATTGTAGCAGATCCTGAGAATGGGTGACTATGTGATCCACCTCCACCTGCAGGACCAGTAGCATTGGATCCACTGACTTGTCTAGCACCAGCGTTACTAAAAGGTGTTGATCCGCTTCCACCAGTTGGACCAAATAATGATGGGTGAGTGTGATCTGGTAATTGAGTCAATGAAAGTGTATGATTACCAATATTCTGTCCTGTTCCAGGTGCCAGATTAATTGTAAATGTATCGTTAATGGTTGTTATTAACTGTCCACTACTTGCAGACAACACCGTGGTAAAGTTAGTTGTTCCTCCAGAACCACCACCAGTACCAGATACAACCCTCAGTGCTTTATTGTCATGTGTCGCTACTTTTGTCCATCCAGTGGGAGCATTTGCTTGGAAGAAGAACTTCCTCGTTCCTGCTGGATACAACCAGTAAAAGGTGTTGATAGAATTTGCGGAATCTGCCAAATCAAACAAAATTCCTGTCGATGTTAGTCTCGCCATATTAATCGAAGTTGCACAGAATTACGTCAATATACTGTAATCTAAGATCAATACTTCCAGATCCACTTGCTGTAAAGTTAATGGATCCTGAGAACGGGTGTGAGTGTGCTTGTCCCAAACCTCCAGGAGAGTTGACTCCTCCTGTACTATTGCTACCAGGAGTTCTGAATGAACCTCCACCACTAGAAGCGTTTGCAGTACTACCAACTAGAGAGTTGTGAGTGTGGTCTGGAATCTCACTTACAGACAGAGAGTGACCACCAACCGTACCAGAAACTGGAACATTGGTACTGAACGATACCGTCAGATTTTGATTCGTATTGGGAAATACTGTGGTAAAAGAATTACCACCAGCACCAGAAGTTCCACCAAATCCAAAACCACCACCAGTTCCACTAACTAAACGCAATGCCTTATCATTATGTGCAGTTACCTTAGTCCATCCTGTAGGAGCACTTGCTTGATAGAAAACACTAACAGTGTTTTGTGCAAGAACAGAATACTTAGAACTTAATGACGTACCATCATCAAAAGTTATCCCCGTAGCGGTTAATGTTGCAGCCATCTCGCAATAATATTTCCTTTATTTACTTATTTATCAAGTACATTTAATCCAGAATCCATCATCAGTGAATTCCCAACCATCTGCAAGCACTGCTTGATAATTCTCATACTGTTCCTTCATTGCATCAGGAACAAAAGGTGGCCATTGATTCCTATAAAATTCTTGAGTCCACCCATCATTATATGATGACCGCGCATGAATATCATTCATGATGTCTGGGTAGATCCGACGACGTGGTTCATCACTACCCAATTCGCGTTCATAAACTGTCTTGCCACCATCAGGTGACTCATAGATTTTAGTCATTGCAACTTCCTTCCTTGATGTACTTCTTACGGCACCGTTTGAGATCCTTCAACTCTTCTTTAATACGTTGATATGACTCTTCAGGTGTAATTTTGCGTGCCATCTCCATAGCAATGATAACATCAATACGTGTACCAAAGTGCTTGAGTGCTTCTTCAAAACAGTTTAGTTCTTCATACATTGTTTAATGCCTCCAAAGATGATTCATAATCACGCTGGAAGATAGCAAGTCCTTCACGAGTCAGAACACTATCATACATTGCATCAAATACCTTACCAGGCATAGTTACAACATCAGCACCGTACATAAAGCAACGTGATACATGATGTGCATCACGAAGAGATGCTGCAAGCACCTGTGTCTTCATGCTATGAACTGTACGAGTAGTAGCAATAGCACGTACAAGCTCAACACCACTAAAAGAATTGTCATTGCAACGACCTACAAAAGGAGAGATGTAAGTTGCACCTGCCTTCATTGCCATACATGCCTGTGCAACAGAGAATACCAAAGTAACGTTTGTTTTAATATTTTTTCCTACAGATAGATGACGACAGACTTGCAAACCATCAGGAGTACAAGGAACTTTAATCGTAGCAGCATCACCAAACTTTTCAGCAAGGCGAAGACCTTCATCATACATCTCAAGATCAGTACCCACAACTTCCATGCTAATATCACGGATACCAATATCAAACATCTCCTGATATACATCCTCAGGATCACGACCACTCTTACGAATAAGAGATGGGTTTGTCGTTACACCATCAACAAGTCCAGTTTGAAAATACTTACGGACCTCATCCGTATCTGCTGTGTCAAGAAAGATTTTCATTTTTCTCCTAAGGAGTATTTGTCAAGATTATACTGTGGTGGATGATGATTGTCAATTTGTGCCTGCAATCTGTTCTCAGACTCATACAAAGCATTGGTCAATTCTATATTTTCCTCTTCTAATCTCTTAACATCCATAAGAAGAGAAGCATACTTCTCTTCAAGTACATCCACCCGTGAGTTAAGAGATTCTGTGGGTTCAATTCCCCACTTGTTAAAAAACCAGTAAGGATCTTGTTTCATATGATTCCCATGTATTTAAGATAACGTCTATATGCCATATAGCGACCCAAACGTGGTTGATCTTTAACACCCAATTGATGACAAATCTCACAATACATCAACCACTCATACCATGGTGTGGTAGGATCTAACTCGTGGTATGGATAATCACTTGTAGATGAATGGGTCACGATTCTTATTCTTAAACCTCTGTATATAGTCTCTGATTTTGTTAATGAGTTTTCTCATGGCTTATGATTTTGCATACCATCATGATTACCATCACCAGGCAGTTTACCATATGCAAGATACTCTACTGCCTGAAGAGATCCCTGCAATCGTGCCAGATCTTCTTGAATCTTTACATATTCAGCATAAGAATCGTACAACTCATCTGCCCTTGCGGTAAGTTGAGCAGTTCGCTTAGTGAACCTTTCAATCAGTTGTTCATAGTTCTCAGTTGGTTTCACAATTTACCTCCTACAGTCCCATCAAATGTTTTAGATTCATAGTCTTGCCATCCATCTTGAAGACCTTTTAGATGAAATCTTGTTCCACTGAGACATGCCTCCTTTGTCAAAGCAGTAACGATTCCCTTACCATTCTTGCCAAATGATTCCCAAGTTCCCCACTTCTTTTCTTCCAAGCGGAAGCAATCATCAATCCATTCTACTTCTGCAATTTCTGGATGTTCAGCACTCGTCTGGTTTGATTGTGTCATCTTTCTTTTTATTAAATCCAAATGGTATTGTTGATTCTTTTTCTGCTCTTAACTTATGTGCAAGAGCACAAACAGTTTCCATAACCTTTAAGGTATCTTCAGTCTTAGATCCCTCTGGCATATTGCGATGAACAATATCAAATAGAGGGAAGAACTGATTTGCTGCTTCGTATACTTCTTCAGGCGTCAGTGGTTCCTTGTTCATTTTTATAAGGGTGTGGTTTGTTTACTCGATTATTGACAACAGAATTGTGAAGTTGCTTAAGTGCTTCAACAGTCTCAGGAGTTTCTTCCCAAGTCCATACATCACCAGTCTTGCCAGTAAAAGTTCGTTGTGTCATGTTATTCTCCAACTGTGAGTATTCTATCACAAACCTAACTGTGTTGCAACGTGCTTTGCAATAACATTATTTGTCTCTTCACCAGGGTGAGAGCAATCTCTTGCATGATCAATTATCTTAAATGTAATGCAATCTGGAATATACTTCATATTTGCTTGGAATAATGTAAAGTCTACGTATTTTGTGTCACTCCACATTTGCTGAGCAGTGATCCTTGTCATCTGCAAGTGCCCATGTATATTTGAGTCATATCTTGACCATGATTTACCCAAATCACTACTATCATCAGTCCAAGAACCACAGTTCTCAATATAAAATTCTTTTTTAGTATGTGGTGGATACCTGAACAATGTACATCTATTTGCACTTGTCCAAGCAAAGACCACTGCTCTTGGTTTTGGATATACCTGTCTTAATATGGCAGAATTATACAGTGAGAATTGCGGACTAGAACCAGGAACTCCCATATTGATTGCAGGAATGCCTGTCATCTTTGTCAATTGTGCCGATAAAGTCTCATCAATCGCCGCACCAACGCCAAAAACATTAGAACACCCAAAGATTACAATAGAATCGCTCCAAGGTATCTTATTAAACTCTGCTGTTCTATAGTAATCAGAGTTTAATTTGTATGTTACTATCTTCTGCCTATACTTCCAATCCTTTGGTTGGGTCTTTAGATTCTTTACATACCTTTCTTTAGTGTCTTTATCATAAAAGGAACATGATCCCCCATCACATCCCCTATCAAACATAGGTAGGAACTTCATGAAAATATTCTAATGTTGTGTTGTTTAGACCACCGAACACAGTCATCCTCATCATTTAGCATTGGTTCACCTTTTATGTTTAAACTTGTGTTTAACAAAACAGGATGTCCTGTTACTCTACCCCAACGCATAAGAAGGTCATGTAGTCTTGGGGCATCAGACTTTCTCACTGTTTGCAATCTACTTGTACCATCAACATGAACAACTCCACGCAATAATTCTGGAGTCTTACATCTTACTGCATGTTGCATAAATGGACTCTCAATCAAGTCATCATGCATATCAAAATACTTTGCAGCATATTCAATAGGAACAACGGGAGCAAATGGTCTAAAAGGTTCTCTACCTTTTATCTGATTTACCCTATCTTTAATTCCTGGTGCTGTTGGATCTGCTAACAAACTTCTTGCCCCTAACGCCCTGGGTCCAAATTCTGCTCTACCTCTAGCAAGTCCACAAACCTTATGTTCCATCAGATGATTTACAATGGACATATTCTGCTCCTTTTGAAGGATTTTATATCCAAGATAAGGTGTAAATGGAACTTTAATTTTTTTATGTGCTAAAACTGCTCCTATAGCAGAACCAGAATCTCCTGGTGCTGGCATTATCCAGACGTTCCTAAACTCATCATAAGCATGTCTGTTTGCAACACAATTAAGGGCACACCCACCAACCAAAACAAGGTTGTTTGTCCGTACAAGGTTTGCAGCGATCCTCAATATTTTTTTAAAGAGAATCTCATATACCTCTTGAGTTCCTGCTGCGATGTCCTCTATCGATTCATCTGGACGCCAATCATCACATCCACGATGAAAATTGATTTTGCAATTAAAATTTCTATCGATCAACTCTTCTAATATATTATCCTTCAACTTATTCTTATCGCCAAAAGCAGACAATGCCATCAATACATATTCTTCTTCATTTGGTTTAAATCCACAACGCTTAGTCATTGCAGAGTACCACAATCCAATGCTATTTGGATACCTTAATTGATATTTTAACTGAACATCTGGACCATTTGCTTCCCAAATACTCAACGTCTTAAACTCACCAATAGCATCTATTACTACAATCGCAGCACGATGGAATTTGCTGGTAAAGTAACCAGCACAAGCATGACTATAATGGTGATTAATAAATTTATGCTTACAATCAAAGTGCTTTGTAAAGTTGTACAAGAATGGTCCTTGTCCCGCCATTAACTGTCGCAGTCTCTTTTTAAAAGGATCCTCATACCAACAGACCAATTCTGGTTCACCATACAATAAAGCATGTTTAATTAGTTGTTCATCTATGTTTGGATCATTCTTTATTTTACTAAAGCGTTCACTCTCACTAGCAAAAACAAGACTATTATTAGAAAAAACTGCTAAAGCAGCATTATGACTGTTCGCTGAAATTCCCCATGTTATCATAGCGTTTCTCCCAATAACTTACTGGTAATGTTGGGTCTTGTTTGATGTAAGGTTCTACCTTATTTGCTGGACACATTGAACAGAAGGATTCATCCTCTCTATTCAAGAACTCTTCAAGTTCTTCATCCGTACAATTGACATCCAATGGTTCATATTTTAGATATGGATTCCATTTTTCGTTTAAATTGTATTTGTTTGCTTGCATTGGAAGATATGCCAATGCAGGGCACTTCCAGAGTTTACCCTCATGTATCTGTAATGCATGTTTTGATACACACTTCTCCCAACTTTTACGAGGATTGTTGTCCTCGTAAGGCATCATCGTATTACCAAATCCTTTGTATTGAGGTATCCAGTGAGTGTTCGTAAAGTCCCAGAATTCCACATGCACCCCAAGTTCATGTCTCCATGATTTGGCAAGTTGATAACCCCTTTTGAAGCGTTTTACATAGTCTTTGTGTTTGGTGCTGTGGATTGATATTGCTAAGTTTGTCTGCGTTGCTATTAATGCCTTCGGAAGATTTGGATGATTGTGTAAAAAACTAGCATTAGATACAAGATCAATTTGTGTGTATGGATCTGGATAAATCATCCTGACCAAATACACAATGTCAACCAACTCCTTATTCAGAGTTGGTTCACCACCAAGAATAACAAACGTCTTTGGGGTTATTCTCTGACCCCATGTATATAGCCACTCTCTAGCAGTTTCTAAAGATAAGTTACCAGAATGTCCATGATTAGAATAATGCGAACAACCCTCACATGTAAAATTACATGCGTGGGTAACGTGCAACTCTATCTGTTTAGTCGTAACTTGCATAATTAAAATTAATCAACAGTCTACGGTCTGTTGTTGTACATGTTGTGCCAGTATGTTTTATCCCACACGGGAATATACAAAATCTATTAGCAACACTATCACACTTTGTTCCATCCTCAAACAAAGTGTATCCATCATTAGTATTAATATAATAGATTCCTGTTGTTAATGTGTGAGGATAGTCATCATGGAATCCATCCATCATTACCTTTAATTTTTCAGTTCTTATCATACAATTCGCTTTGATTCTAGCAATAGAAGACATATTTGTCCTCTCAATCAATGGTTTTAGTAATTCAAACGCTCTTGGAATGCGAACTTCAAACATTGAATGAATGTATGATGAAAAATGATAGTGCCCATCCCCAATCTGAGCACACCCTGGAACAAAATGCCAATTGCAAGAATTTTCTATTGTTCCATCATCTAATTTACCTTCAAAATAAAGACGGATTCTATGAAAATCATCTGGATCTAGGTAGTTATCAATTATCTGTATCATAGGTAGAATAGTTAAAGTTAAGAACCAATCTGCGATTAGTATTGGTACACGTTGTTCCAGTATGTTTTGTTCTGGCAGGAAATCTACAAAATCTATTAGCAACGCTCTCACACTTTGTCCCATCTTCAAACAAAGTATATCCATCATTACTATTGATGTAGTAAATGCCTGTCATCAAATCACTATTAAAATCCGTGTGGAATCCTTGGGTAAACTCAATTATCTCAGGTGTTTTAATAACACAATTTGCTTTAATTCTAGCAATAGAACACATTCTCTCCTTCTGAATAATAGGAGACAATAAATTAAATGAATCGCTTAGAATTGTATACTGCGAAAATATTAACTGAACAAATTGGAAATGTCCATCATTATCCAAAGTAATACCAGGATAATACATCCAAGTACATGAATTATGAGTTGCTCCACCATCCATATCTCCCTCAAAATATGCACGGATAGTGTCATATTCACGTTGAGGAAGGTAATTGTCAATAATCTCAATCATCAATATACCCCGTTTTTTTCAACATCTCAACTGCTTCATCAAAAGACTTATAAAGAATCTGAAGACAAATGCACTTGCGATCCGTCATCCCGACTTCTGTTGGAATAACAGAATGGGGTTTAGATACATCCAAAAGATATGCATCTCCTGGGTGTGCCATAAACCTTACTGATTTTTTTAGATGACCCTCATGAAATATTGCACCATTCGTTTGATTGGCAATCTTTTGCGTCTCAATCTCAGTTGATGGTGGATAATAGAATTGAGTAATACATCTACTGGTTTTAATATAAAAGTTGACAATCGCCTCAATGTCACTATCAGTATGTGGTGGAATTTGATAGTTCAATTCCATCAATGACAAAGTACATTTGTCTCTATGATCTTCTGGAATCACTTGCAAAAGATCTTCATCATTTGTGGTGTGAACATAAGAGTATCGAATACCCATAAATCCAACGGGAGTATCAACCCCATATTCGATCTTACTTCCAGTTTTACTGTAATGGTCAACAACGAATTGTTTGTTCAGTTTGCGATAAAACATTTATAGACTCCTATGCATAACTATATTCACGCCATTCTGGCACGTTGCAATCTGCCAAGTCAAATGCAACTGAACTCCATGGTGCTCTTGGTTGTTTCCTGAGTTTTAACTTTGTATGTTCCAATAATTTATCACTCTTAAGAGTATTACATTTTGAGCAAGCAACTACTAAATTATCCCAACTATCTTTACCACCTTTACTCCTCGGTATTACATGATCTATAGTAAGTCTGGTAGTAGCACCACAATATTGACAGGAATTCCTATCTCTTTTATAGATCATAGATCTTGTTGGGCGGCACTCTGCAAGATAATTAACTGGAATTCTAATGTAATTTAATAGTCTAACAACTCTAGATGAAAGTACTTGTACCTTTTGCTTTAGAACTAAAACTACCGCTCTCTTCCAATTTGTGAAATTGATTGGTTCATAACTTGAATTGAGAACTAGAACCGTTTGATAAGGTGCGATCTTTAAGTGGTCCATACAAGTTACTAGGTGTTGGGACATTATATCACCGATACATCCTATCTGACAAGTCCAAGACAAAAAGAATTTCTTCAATGGTATCAAGCGTTCCTTGACTGGATTTAAGAATCTCCCTCTTCTTCCTCACGGCATTCATCTCCTTAAGGACTTTTGGATTATTCTTAAGCCAAAGATACTCATCATCTGTGATGTCATCGAATTGACCCTTGTTTATCTTAGTGACTATACTAAAGTATTTAATCCTGTCTGTAGCGTTCATGTTTTCGATGGGTGCATAAAGTCAACAACTATTACACAACGGTAATACTTATTTGCCACTACAGGAGGTGGCATTACTGGTTGGTGATTAATGTGTGAGTGATGAATTAATAATGAATTCTCATCACCAGGAATAATAATCTCTCTATCACCATTCTCAATAAGAGTTCCATATATCCTAGATGGATTGTTCAGATAATAAATCATTCCCAGGTCAAAGTTCTCATGACTATGAGTATTCCTATAGTTTATGTAGAGTTCATTCTTGTAATCATCCAAATTAGTTCCCTTCATCCTCTTCGCCCAATATGATTGGACCTTGTATTCTTTAACTTTTGGATCTTTTGTTATCTCTGCATAATTGTATAGATGTTTCTTCACCAATCTAAAAAAAGTATACCAACTTGTCTTATGAACTAACTTTCTTTTGGGTAGTTGATTTGTTGCCTCTACTGACCTATCCCATTTATCCTCACAAACTCTCAACTCATCATCAATCTCTTCAAGTAAGTTGTCCATATGATATCTTGTGAGCATGTTATATGCTCTATAAATGGTATTCCCACAAAAATCAAAATACTCAAAGTCCCTATCATCATTCCAGTATGGATCCTCACAACCAGTTGGACCAACTACCCTGAATGATCTATAATATTCATCTCTAATGATCTCATCAAGTCGCTTACTCGAAGATACTCCTGCCTTATCTGCAAGTTGATTCAAAAGATCTTCCTGATCTTTTGTTAAATCAAGTGTCATATTTTTTCTTCCAATAACTTACAGGTAACAGGGGATTCTCTGGCGTAAAATAGTCCTCTTTAGCAGGACACATCTTACAAAAAGTCTCCTCCCTACGAGTGAAGAAGTCTTTTAATTCTTCTTTGCTACAGTCAGCACTGAGAGGAGTGTATTTGAGATATGGTTGCCATTTGTCTGAGAGGTTATACTTCTCTGCTTGCATTGGGAGATATGCTAGTGCAGGACACTTCCAAAGTTTACCCTCATGTAGTTGAACACACATCTTAGACACACAAATCTTCCAACTACTTTTGGGATCATTGTCTTCATATGGTTCCATTTTATCACCAAATCCTTTATATTGACGAATCCAATGGATAATTGAAGGTCTCATCTCTACTGGAGCACCTTTAGCAATCCATTTTTTCATCAAGGCATAGATTGGTTCAAACTTCTTTCTGTATTCAGGATCTCCATCAGAGTGAACAGATACACCTAGAGTTGTATTAGTATCAATTAGTGCCTTCCAAAGATCTGGATGCCTATCCAAAAAGAATCCGTTAGACACAATATCAATTTGAGAGTATCTCCACTTCCTCCTAGTCAAGTAAACAAACTTTGTTAAGTCTTTATGTAAAGATGGTTCACCACCCATTAATGTAACTCTTTCTGGAGCAATCCTTCTACTCCAAGCAGTAAACCACTCATCTGCTTGTTCAAGAGTAACCGAACCAGAATGACCTTGGTTCATATAATGAGTACACCCCTCACATGTCAAATTACATGAGTGCGTGAGATGTAACTGAATTTCGTGAGGTACTTTTAACATACTATCTTATATTACATGCAAGGACCATTCTCTCTACCGTTGATTGATTGGTTGGAACATAATGTGCTATTGAAGATGGAAATATAACAATAGAACCCTCTTCAATGCCACTTGGTTCATATTCCATTACATTACCATCATCCAAACTGTGGAAGGGGGCAATAAATGTTGTAGGTCTATGATAATCAGGATCATATTTAATATAACAGACCACACTTAATGCACCCATTCCATGATTATGAACCGCATGAGAGTGTGCGATATTATATATTTGAAACCAAGAATTTTGTACAGTTGGGACTTGATTAAATCCCATCTCTTTAACACCTCTTTTCAGATCATCAAATAAAATATGTTGAATTATCATATCATATCTACTATCAGAAAGATTGAAGTCAGTTAATTGCTCACCTTCTTCCATAATAGGTTTGCTGAAGGTATCATAGACTTGAAGCAATTTTTCCCTTTTACCTTCCCAATCAGTAATTTTGGATTGATAGAAGGGAATTACCCATTCTTTAACAAAGTGTTCAGTGGAATTCTTCATTTCGTCGGCGGTCCAGGTATTCGATGACTTCACTTCTCCATTCCATCAATTCATTAAAGCATTTTTGATTGTGAGCACATTGACGCAGTTCGCTGTCTGGTTTTAAAACACTCTCGTAAAAAAGACCAAGTGCATCACGACGCTTTTCATGTTTTTCTAGATCCATTTAGATCTCCTTTTGCTTTAGTTTGAGTCCACCCACAAGTATCTTCTTACTATCAGAGTATTCTGACATATGTGGGATGTACGAGGAGAATAATAGCACCTTATTTGCTGAAGGTAGGACTTCATAAGGTTGTCTTAATATTAAAACTGTTTGTCCATCAGTACAAGTATTCAGATATAAAATAAAACTATAATCTTCGTTATGACTATGCTTGTGTTCACCCATAGTTCCTCCATTTGAATAGTCTACCAAATGAAGATAAACATATTCTAAATTTTGTCCTACAAATTCTTCACACTTTATTCTCAAAGTATCAATATAGTTATAAAAGATATCTGCATGAGGAAAATCAAGTAGGTTTAAAGTTGCAAAACAATTTGAACTAAGACAACTTTGTTTATTATCTTTAAAAAGAGATGGAGCACTTAGGGCAAGTTTAAGTAAAGACTTACAGTATGCAACTATCTTCTCAGATACAAAGAATTCTTTAACCATCTACATATCCAACAAACTCGATATCTTCAAATTGATCTGCTGTTATTTCATATTCTCCAACACGATACCAGTGTTCGCCTTCTTTATCTCCAAGGTATTCAATATCGTCACATTGATGCTCACGCAACCATGCTTGAAGACGTTGGTGTTTAAGTTCAGTTTGTGAAATCTTCATCACCATAAACCTCTGTATACTTTTTAATTAAAGAATCCCGCATGTCATGATATGGAGTTAGATCCATATCATATTCATCACCAAAATTCCAATTATCAGTGTGCTGGATAGCGGCGATTGCAGCACTGATCATGGTCTTAAGACCTTCTCTGTCACATGTTATTTGTACCAATGTATCTGGAGATGAGTTAGATTCGATCTTCATTTTTCAATCCTCCAATTAAGGTCACCATCTTTATCAACCCAAAAGCAGTATTCTTTATTAAGAGATTCTAAGAGATACTTGTTCCCTTTGTCTTCTTTAATTCGACATGAATGAAATTTTAGCATACAATCTTCAAAAATGAATGTTGCTCTTGGACTAATTGGGGACACACAAATAAATTTTGTCCTCATGTTACAAAAACCGTCCCTGGTTTTGCTTGTGTACGATGTTGTTTTATGAAGGTCATCGCAGACTTTTCAGTGCGACATTCCTTCAGATGCTCTCCATTATACACCACCATGAGCGATTTTTTACCAATTATGGGGATAGCAGCATAACCATCTCTGGTTACAAACCCCTCCGTACAATCCTTGTAAAAATTGTAGATCTCTCGCAGTTCTTTTTTAGTTGGTTCAGTCATCACTCGTTGTATTTGATGTAATGTGGTTTTTCAGTGTCAAAGACCGTCCATTTGGCAATATTGAGACACATTAAAATAGTTTCATGTTCTCTGTGTTCTCTTGGTGTTCCTCGATACATGTAACGACGTTGGAATGCACACTGCCAAACATACTTATAGATCTTATCCTTTTCGGTCATGATAAACTAACGGTAATGCGTGGTTCAACATGAACGGGATTATGGTACACAAATTTAGGAATGTACAGTCCATCGCCTGGATTTAATGTAACAGAGTCCCCATCATCAAACACATACATCATCTTACCCAAAGATTGTACGATCAACACATCCTGATCATCATTATGTCTACCCATTGTAACTGCTTCTTTATGCCTAGAAGAGTAAATATGCATATCACGATATCCATGTCGGGTAAACTTCGTCTTAATATTTTGAAGTAGTCCAGGAACAACACCACAGTGAATTACCAAATCAGTGGTATCACTAATTTTACTGTATGTTTCTGCTTCCTTCTCATATGTAATTTGTTGATCAACATGATCCCAAGTAATACCAATAACAAATTGATACTGTTTTGGGTAGTAGCGGTAGTTTTCTGTCATCGTTTGATAGTAGCAATAGCGGGTTGACCTTGAACAAATACAGTGTCCACAACGTTTTGGAGACGCTTCACTGTGGAGATGCCCACGTTGCTGTAGACAGGAACATGAACCAATCCAAAAGATTTGGTGTAATCTTGGAGTTTGCCAGGAATAAGAGTGCCCTCTTGGATACGTTTGATGTCATCCAAGTGAAGACGAATCACACGACCAACAGACTGGCACATCTCAATGACATTCATCTGACGCATGAGCACTAGAGAAGTCAGACCAGGAACAGAGATCCCTTCACTAAGAATAGAATAGTGAAGAACGATAAACTTCTTATCGGGATCAGCACCAAACTCACGGATAAGATTGAAGAAGTGCTCACGAGTGATCTTCTTGTCGTTAAGGAATGCACCATGCTTACTGGTAATCCACAGAAGATCGTAACCCATTGCCTGAACCTCAGTCATGAAGTCAGTCTCAGCAAGCATACGCATCATGACCTTAGTGTTGGGTGCTGCGATCAGCACCTTCTCCATGTGCTCTTCATTGTAGAGAGTATCTAGAAGGGTCATGCAGTCCCTCTCTGCTGCTTCCTCTCCCTTTACACGGATACTACCAATATTGATAGCATTGATCTTAGGGGGAAGAATAGACCCGTTGTTGATCAAACGAGGAGCAGGAACATTGTAAATGATCTGACCATACACGTCAGAGTCATTCATACCATGCTTCTTGTAAGTAGAAGAATACTTAGGAGTAGCAGTGAAGAAATAACAGCGGTTGCTAATAGAAGAGAAATGCTTGGTGGAACCAAAGAAGTTCTTCTTGACGGAATTGTGCGCTTCATCGAAGTAGATAGAGTCAACAGCAATCCCTGCCTCTTGAATACGATGCAGAGAGTGATAGGTAGTAACGATCAACCTATTGCCCCGAGTATGGTAACACCAAGAGTAAATCTCATTGGGTTTGGTGGTTGTGAAGTATGGAAGATCATTACCAGAGTGAACATGCATCACAGAAGCATTTGTGATGTGTTCCATAAACTCAGCAGACAACTGCCGAGCAAGCATGAGGCGGGGAGCAACAACCACAATGGTCTTGTCACCCGCCTCAAACTGACGCTTGGCATCCATGATAGCAATTAAGGACTTGCCACCACCTGTGGGAACCACAATGATGCCCTTGTTCACCTGAGACATGATCTCAAGAGACTCGGACTGATGGGGACGAAGTTGCATAGGTGTCATAGCGATAGAGATATTATACAGCAAAAAGACCCCCCGTGGGGGGTGTCAATTCAAAAACTGGTCAAGGGTCACTGGTCCATCTGTACCATCAAATCGATAATGATATGTAAGAGCATCAGCACACACATAATGAGGATGGTCTGTGGGAATATCAAGTCTCCTACACATCTCTTTATGATTGTCTTTCATCAGTTCAACTGCATACAACATATTATCAATCACATGCTGTTCACTATGGTACTTCTTTAATTCTTCATAAAGGCAGACAATGAAGTTGCCATCACCAGCACAGTTGTCCATGAACCTAGAGTTTGGATTCTTCAACTGATCAATTGGAATATCCCGAATCATTTGATTGATTAATTCAGGAGGAGTAAAGACTTCTTGGGTCTGTTTGATCCTCTCGTCAGAACGATCAAGAGTAGACCCATGAAGTTTGTTGTGACTGTTCTTAGATGGCATTATGACGCTCCAAATATTCTACCTCGTCGCTGGTAAAACCAAATTGGTTAGATAGATCCTGATAGTTCGTGATGTCAGGTACTTCCGCATTTTTAATAGCAGGAGTAAATCCTGCAGTCTTTTTATAATTGTCCACAAAAAACTTAATAGTCGGATTGTCAAAGATCGCGCTAAGACGATTCCCCTCTTCTTGCGAAGTAATAGGGCACCAGCAATTAAGCATACCAACATATCCATTAGAGATAAACCTCTTCTTGTAAGTGGATGAGAAGGGGACAATAAACTTCAAAACGTCACTAGTGGTGGGAACAACATCAGTGCGCTCTACTTTATCTGCGGACTTATAGATCTCATACTTACCATTAGGGGTGTAGTCCTCAGTGGCAATCGCCTGACCCATCTTCAAGGGAATACGAGGATGCTTTGAATTGGCAATCTTGTTGAGAATAGAATGCTTAAGTGCAGCATCTCCAACCAGAGGAAGACCATCACGCAAATCCCAGGTAAAAGAACCATCATGGGTGATAACAATAGTCTTACCCTGATACGGTTCATTTACAAGGTGCCAACGGCAGATGGCAACACCTTCGGTAAAATAATCATCTGCAGTGTAATCAATGAGTTTGAGATTATAAACCGTAGAGAAGAGTTGGAGGAATTTCTTACCCTTACCAGTATTACCAAGCACAGATGCAGGAGTCACCTCACACATATCTCCACCAGGGGCAAGCAATTCAAGGTGCTGCTCAACAATCTTAGTCCACAGTTTATTGTTCCGCGCCTTCTTGGTGGGGTCATTGTATGGGGGGTTGGCGAGGATGGCAGTGAACTTCATGTTGGGATGGGAATCGACCACTTTGACACTAGTATCCACATATTTTACACGATTGCGGTGACTATCGCAACTCTCCCATACAGTGAGATTGCTGGGATCAAGACCACGCTCAAGAAGACGAGCAGTGTGGGATCCACTGGGATCACCAAACATATAGGTTTGGGACATGTCCTTACAATCATTGATCATGATATCAAAGAGGGTTGTAGGAATAGACTGTTGAATGGCAGAGGAGACTGAGAGACCATTGATAGTCTCAGACACAGACTCCCTCATGCTCTTCTGAATGCTGTTGGACACTAGTCCAATGCGGCGGGTCAACAACTCCATGCTGTGGGGGTTCAGATTGATGACCTGAGAGAGAATACCCTCAGTGTCACCAGTGACAGAAGGATAAATCTCAGAACCAATCACATCCTTAATGGAATATACATTCTGACCACTACGAATAATGTAAAACATGGTCAGAGGAATAGTCTCAAGCAGTGCCTTAACAGTCTGCTTCTTCAGAGTGTCAAGGTCATCAGACTTTTTTACACGCTCAGTCTCCATGACGACACAACTCTTGTTGTTAGCACCATTGTCATTCAACTGAGACTCCTTCATCACAGTGGTCAGGGAAGACTTGAGATTAAATACAAAATCTCCAACTCCACTGAGATCCAGAGACTCAACAATGCTGGTCACAGTAGAAATGCTGCTCTCAACATCTGCTGCCAAAGCATCCTCAAATGCTTCTTTAGACAGTTCTTGGAACCCATCATTCCACTCGTGGATGTTGGTGAAGTCAACGACACTGAACTGAGACAGAGCAGGGTTGTTGTCACATGCCAGTTGGAACGCTGTGTGAATGGCACGGAGGCATCGCTGAGCATCAAAATCAATCACCCACCAGTCATGTTCACCAGAACCACCACGGAAGGCAAACTGAGTCCAGAACTCAATCGATTCCCCACCACGGCAATTAATAACAGTATCAATCTTCTTAGCAGTCACACCAAGAACATTTGCAGATTGGGTAATAATCAGTGCTTTGGAGTGCTCATCCAGAAAGCGATTAATGTCATCTTGATCATTCTTAGTGTCAGAGGTAACTACCAGAGCAGGATAATAGCAGTTAACCAACTCTTGGAATGCATGACATGCCTTCACGCTGGGCATTGCCATCATATGAAAAGATCCTTTAAAAAGACGATCTTCTCCAACACGAATCTCGCGCTGAGGTCCAAAATAAGTGTGAACAAAATCACGAACAAGAGTCTCATGAAGGAACTTATCGCCCTTCATGGTGAAGATGTTCTTCATTGCATCAGGATCATCGCCAAAGATCTCCTGATAAGCAGAGGTCTGATACTTTGCAAAAGCAACTTTCATCTTGGGACGCTTGAACACGTTACGTTGAACGTCTAGTTGCTCATCAAAATAGGTGTAGACAAACTTCTGGCGATCATCAGGGAACATCCAGCAGAGTTTGTGGGCAGTACCAGAGATGTAGCAAATACGAGTATCGATTGCATTGCGGAGTTGAACAAACTGGTCCGCAGTGCCGCCGATATGTGCTTCATCAAAAGCAATGAAGTCAACATTGCTGATCTTATCCAGACGCTTGATAAAACTCTGGACAGTACCCCAAAGAACTACATTGACATCGCGCTCCTTCCAATACTCAAGGTAGGTCTCCCAACCAGGATCCTGGACAGAGATGTATTTGACAGTAGGGAAGAACTCATTAGAATCCGCCTTCCAAGACCCCTCAGGAGACTTCTGACGGGAGCAAACCAAAGATACCTTATAACCACTATCTACAATGTGTTTTAGGACCATTGCAGACTTACCTGCACGGCACTTAGCAAACAATAGAAACTCATTGCTAACACCCCATGCAGCAGCAATTTTACTAAGGAACTGTTGCTGATACTGACGTGGTTTGAATTCAGTATATTCCTTCTGCTTGCCAGAGAAAAACTTCTCCTCCATCATCTGGACAAGGATCTCAATCGTATAGAACTTGAGATCAAACTCAAAGGTCTCCTGACCAATCTTCTTGACACCAGGAAGAGTCATCAACCACTCATGGATGATGGTGTCATGGTGGTGATCCTTATCATCACGAGTAGACACGTTCTCCCACCAAGCACAACGGACGTACTTAGAATCCAACTGGGTAAGAACCTGCTTCGCCTTACCGTAGTCACGACCACGGTGACGGTGCTCCCAAGTGAAGTGGGTCTCTCCGACGTTGAAGGAGTTGGTGGAACCTTTGAGGGTATCAACGTAGATGTTGATCACGAATGCTAAGATCGCTGTACCCAATAATTATACACCATAAAAAAGGGGGGCAGTGCCCCCCGTGACAGTTTAGAGACTGTCCAATCGCGCCTTAAGTTCGTTGATCTGTTCCTGCTGCTCTTTGATTGCCTCAATCAGAACCGCAACCATGTTTGAATATGCAACAGACTTAACCCCATCTGGAGATTCAAATACAAGTTCAGGAAGAACCTTTTCAACCTCTTGTGCAATAACACCAATCTCACGCTCTGGTTGACCGATACGATTGAAGTATACACCTCTTAGGTCAAGAACTTTACTCAGAGCATTGCCAATTCCAACAACATTCTCCTTCAGTCTCTCATCAGAGTTTGCAGTAACAGTACCTGAGAACGTTGCATTACCAGTGTTTGCAATTCTCAGTCTTTCTTGAGGAGCAGATGCACCAGACCCTTGCGTACCAAAAATCAATCCAAACTGACCAGAGGTTCCTTCAGATACACCTTTGATGTAACCACGCTCACCACTGTTACCAATATCATTACCTTCAAATTTAATTCCACCATACTCATACGATGCATTGAGTGCTGGGTCAGTCTGTAAGAATCTCAGGAAGTTACCATTAAGATCTCCAGTTGTCGCAGCATCAGTTGTAATTAGAACATCATTCTGGAAGGTGGAGATACCAATTGCTTTGATGGTATTAAAGTTAACCTGCTGATTAAATGTACTAATACCAGTATTAACAATCCAACCGTTTGGAATATTCCAAAGTAACGAACTGGTCCTAAATTCAACGTTATTCTCGAAGAGAACAGGACCACTTGCATAAAGAGAATATCCTGGTTTTGCTGAGGTTGTCTCAATACCTACGTTAGCAGTTGTTGAGATACCAACACCATCAAACACCCAAACGTCAGACACGTTTGACAGACCAGATCCATCTCCTTTGAAGGAACCACTCCAGAGACCAACATAATAGTTGTCTGCTGCTGACTGAATCGGACCAAACTTCTTCCAATTATTGTCATTAGTGTAGACCCATCCAACTTCTCCACCAGAATTTGGTTCTGCATCATAAACAACATTACCAACGTTACCAGCAACTTGTGGAGTAGAGATACCAACTGTGTATTCTCTAGCAATTGTCTGATCACCTTGAACAAGTAAACTATTTGCCTCAACAGGACTATTAATAGTTACCTTTTCATTGAATACAACTGGTCCATTAAATTCAGAGATAATATCATTCTCTTTACCACCATCAACCTTCAGTCCTCTTGCTACTGTAAGTTGTTCTGTAGAATCAACGTCAAATCCAACTGCGCCAGTATCACTAGTGATGTCCTCACCAGTTACTGTTGGGACTGGTGCATTTGTGATCAAATCTTGACCCGTAGATCCACTAGTAAACTTGTTAACAGTGTAAGCATTACCTTCGTCATCTAAACCATTATAGAATGGTGTACCACCGTTTACAGATACTGATTGAGAGAGTAGTCTCTCGATTTGCTTGAATTGTCTATCTTGTCTTTCAGGAAGAGCGGTTGAATAGTTACCAGGACCAAAACCAAGATATTCAAAGGTGTGTCCAGAAGCACGAATGATAGAGTTTCTTCTAAATTCTACTGGTTGGAACTTAACCTTTCTTATGACTGATCCTACTGGGTGTGTTTGTTTTTGCGATCCAAACAATCCACGGAATACATCAATAGCAGTGTCTGTAGTAACAGACTCACTGATTCTCATGAATTCATTATCTATTACAAGATAATCACCAACATCCCAACCCATGTGAGTTGCATTTGTGACTGTCAGAGTATTCAGTGTTGGGTCATTCAATGCTGCTGCCAGACTACTTGTAATTCCAGCATAAGAAGGAACAAGTCTTGAAGATGCTGCCTCATCAGCAAAGTCAATAAGTGCATCTTGTGCGTTGACACCTGTCTGATAGATAAATCCACCACCAGTAGGTGCGACTACTGTAGTACCAACACCAACTTTGACTGCAAGACTAATTACATTATATACAGTATCAACACTCCAATGACCATTAATTACTGGAGCGTTAACTCCACCAATAACAATACTATTACCAACTAATAATCCATGTGACTTATTAGTTGTAAAGCTGGCAATACCAGATATGTTGTCATATGATACTGAACTGATTCCAATTGCTTCACCAGTTAAATATGCAGTAACGTCGGACAGAACTGCAGAGTTAACGTTAGTAAGTCCATTAGTATTAATTCCAGTTACACTTGCTGGAGCAGCAAATTGCTCTCGATAATAGACAGTGCTTGCGGATGATACATTTATCTTAGATGTACTTCCCGTTTCAATAGATGTAATTCTATACAGATTATTATAATCGTGGAATCTATCGTCCCTGATACCATCAATTCTGAATACATCACCAATACTGTTGTGAATTTGTTCAACTGTCAGATAACCTGCGACAAATCCTACAGTAGTACCAATGCCAGTCACCGCAAGAGTGTTACCAACTCCAAATGCAGAACCACCATCTACAATTTTAACTGCAGAAATTGAACCAGCAGCATCAATCTCTACGTTTGCAGTAGCATATGCACCAGTCGTTGATCCAGCAAATCCAACCAACTTAGCATTATATAATGTTTGAACGCTACCAGAACCATCACCATAATTTAAACCTGCACTACTAATTCCAACTTTAGTAATAAAGTTGAATCCATGGTCATCTTCTGTTGTAATCGTATGTGCGGTTCCAGAAGAAGATTCAATCTCTACAATATTAAATCCTGTTAGATAATCTCTAGTTCTCTTGTTAATTACTTCCTTTGTAAGACTATTCTTTGGATCATTTACTTCAGTAAGACCAATTGGAGTTGGAAGTGCAAAAGTTCTAGTCTGATTTGGGTCAGATGTTGGGTTATCTCTATCAAGTTGAGGATAAAGATTTTTGACGGGTTGACTAAATCTAAGTTCTTGGAATGGTGTTACCGCAGGTGTTGCTGAGGAATCGACCAGTGTTAGGTGATAAACACCATCCTTTGCATTTGGAATATACTCTTGAACTTCCTCTTTCTTATAAACAAAGAGAGTATTGTTAAATTCTTTTCTTTCAAATCTAGGAAGTTCAGTTGTTCTAAGATTTACATTGTTATCAAAAGTACCTGGGTTTGTGGTTAAACCAACAGTAAATGACTTTCTATCTGGACGACCTGTTACCGAGAATACACCGTTAAATCCAGTGTACCCCAATCCAGTAGTATTTGCAGAAGATACGACATTAAAGATCTGAACTTTGGATCCTATTGACAACTCGTGAGGAGTTTCTGTATGGAATGTTGCAATACCAACAATACCATCCCACACTGCACTGGCAACAGTTCTTGGATTTCTCAGTTCAGAAGTATTAGATAAGATGACAGGGTTTACGCTCTTAAACTTAGCAACTTCTTGATTGGTAAATCCAATAGTCTGACTTGATTCCTGAAGAACAAATGAATCTTTAGGAGGTCTTCCTAAAACAGTAGAATCTCTAGGTACAACATATCTTACCTTATAGATTCTATCTTCAAGAGATCTGTTGTCTGGTGTTCTAGAGAAGAATGTTTTTGGTGTAGCAGCACCTAAAGTAGCAGTTCCAAGACCAACAATAGTGTTGTAGATCTCATTATTATCGGCAACAGTAATATACCATTGTGCGCGAGTGCTATCATATTGAATTGGGTGTGCAATATCACCAGACTTCTTATCAGATACTCTAGATTCGATCGTAAGAATACCACCTTTGCTGTTAACTACAACAGAAGATGCGCTAATTGTATCATTAAGAGTTTGTGCTAACTTAATCTGATCAGTATTAATACCAGCAGTAATTGCATAATAAACTCTATTATGATCCAGTCCATCAGGAAGTTCACCGTCATCACTTAAAATACGAAGTGATTCACCACTTTGGAACTGGTGAGGAGAGGTAAGAGTGAAGATATTGGAAGTAATACTATTAATACCAATAGCGGTTCTACCAACAGTTGATAATTTTTTGGAGGATACTTCATAAATGCCTGTTCCCTGAGTTTCAGGCATGATAATGCGAGCAACTTTGGTCTCTGGTTGAGCACCAACGTTAATAATTACCTTCAGTTCATCATCAACTTTAGCACCAATTCTATATCCTTCTAATACAGATTTTGGAGGAACGTTTTCATTGCTCTCATTGTAAATATAAAGTCTATTATCATTACCAACATCAATTGTTTGCTGAACATCAATTGCAGCAAATTCAATTGTTACTTCATTTCCACCAAGTTTTTGTGGGGGGAGAATGTGAGTGATGAATCCAGTATCATCTCTAGGGAATGCATCATTTCTAAATCCACTACAAACAATAGCTTTTGCACCAAAGTTGGAGTTAGAGTTTGTGATTGAGTGGTCACCACCAGTCTCAGCAACAAAGTGATTTGCATAACCAATAGCGAACACAGACACCAACTGCAAGAATGCATCATTTGATGCCTTGATGTGGAAGTTCTCGTAGTTTGGTTTATATACCGCAGAAGTATTTGTATGAAGATTACTTACCGCTGTACTATCTTCATAAACACCAGATACTGCATTATACTTGACAAACGCCCTATCGTCTTTTTGCAGACCAATACCAGTAAACTGGGCAACAACCATGGATTTAAATCCATCCGCCTTGCTACCATCAGCATGAAGACCGCACATACCGTATACAGAACGGAGTGAGCAGTTAAAGATATATGGAGACGCTGAAGTTACAGAGTCAACAACAATGTTAAGTGTAGGAGCACCAGATACAATACTTGGAAGTGCATTCGCTGGTGGTGTAGATACCTCGTATGTAATTCTTGTGCTACTTGCTACAGTATCAATAACAAATGATCCATTGTATCCACCCGTTGGAATACCCTCAATTCTAATTGGGGTATCTACATCAAGACCTGCAAGAGGTTCTACAAGATCAACTGTAACTGTTGTACTAGAAGTAGAACCGTCACCCGCTTTAATACTACTAATACCTACATTCTGTCCTTTAGAACCAACAATTCTATATTCATCAATCTTGGTCTGAATATCAAGACCACTATCTGGATAATCTGGTTGAATCTCTCTTCCACTAGAAGGACCATAAACGAGACCAATCTTCTCATAATAGATATCAAGGTCTGTTCTATTAGAAGAATAATTTAAGAATGTGTCATTAAATCCTACTGGATTTACACCATCAGCATACTCAAAACAAGTTACTTTATGGTGAGAGAAATTAGGAACATATTCTGTCGTACCATAATCTTTGAATACCCTAGAGTTGGGATCTGCATCAAAGAATGTAAACTGATAGAAGTAACAAGTACCTGTTACACGGAACAAGCAAGTCTGCTTGATATCATCATCTGCAGGATCAGGAACAAACTTAGGACGAATCTTCGTCTTACGAAGGTCCATACCAACAATAGATGTACCACGAGGAATAATTACACCCCCGTAGACAGAGTTCATCTTATAAAGATCGTTCTCAAAACTATCAATATCAAAATTAGTATCTAGTGTAAACTGAGTAAGATCATTTGAACTCGTGCCGCTACGAGTTAACCAATTATTACCTACAATTGGATCATCATGTACAGGAATCCATCCTGGTCTGTTATCGATTAAGTGTTCGCCAGGATAAACGATAATTGTTGTTCTACTAAATCTATCGTTATCAAGTCCCTTCTGATATGAGAATCTCGCTGCCTCGATCAGTGCTCTCTGAATAGTTTTAAAAGGTCTAACCAGAGAGTTACCTTGGTTCTCAATACTATCAGTTGAGTCAATACTTGAAGGATCAACGTAAAGGATATCGCCTCTACTATTTTTCAGAAAATTATCTAAGCGACTAAGACCCATTTTATTACACTAGTTGCTGTTATGATTTATTTATTCATAACAGATTACATAGAATCCATCATGTACTCCACTGTATTGGCAACATCATGCATGGCATCTTTAAGAACTGGTTGTTGACCAGATTCCATTCTCACCATGGGACGACGATTATCAGTAAGGGTCCATCGCCATAATTTCATTTCTTCGCAGTACCAGAGATTAATCCTCATGTGCTGGGTTACTCCAATCAGATGTAAAATTTCTTAAATACTCAATTTTATCTAGCATATTCTGATTATCAAGAACAAACTCTTCGTTTGCAAAATGTAATATACAGTTATTCTCCAATGCTAGGTTCATAATATACTTTCTTCTAACAGAGTTGTCTGGAAGAGAGAATATACTAAACATTAAGATATGATCAACATTTCCCTTTGTGATTAAATATTCCAAATAATTGTGATTTCTTCCCTCATTATCGCCAGTTTGATGTGGGAATGTGTATCCCATTCTATTACAATACTCTTTAACTACTAACGTTTGGAAGTACAAATCAATATTTCTAGTTTTAAATCCTTCATACTCCGCATACATAACTACATTTTGATCGTCAGATATCGTTATACTTCGAGATTGAATATCAGTATCACCAAGAATTCTAAAATATGCTCCTGGCCATTTTCGATGGGGTTGTCCATCACGGAGTAAAATTCTAACGTCAATACTCATTCGTGTTTTTCCAGTTGTATTTGGAACTGCACCATGAATATGTTCTTGAGTAAACAATAAGAATTGTCCCTCTTTAATATTTACTGGACGACAAACTCTGTTACATGTCTCTTGAAATTCTTCATACGACCAATCTTGCTCTAAGCATTGCTTGGTAATTAACCGACTTGCGTCAAGATGAATAATTTGAAGAGAATTACTATCGTATGCATCAGTAAATGGCAACCAGACCGTTCTCATTCCAAGTCCGTTACCAACCCATTTACCTTGATGAAATGGTAATACTGTTCCAGTCTTATCCTGATTAGGAACTGTTATTCTAATGTTACCAAACTTTTGAACCAGTGCGTCACTAGGCAGAAGAGGGAATACGTATCTAGCAATTATCTCATCGAATTTGACATAAAAGTCAGTATCTGCGAGATCTTTGCCAATTAATTTTACAAGTTCTCCAATATTTTTTGCTGGGACAAACTCATGCAATAATGCTAAATCATTGACATCTGGATAATATTTTTTGACACATTCCAATACAGTATCACTTAAGAAGTAATCTGAAGAATCATAATCATATATTTTTGCGTCAAACATAGTCTACTAAGGTCCTGACGGAGGTTGATCAAGATAAATGTTACCAGATATTGTTCTTCCCCTATTACCACTCATAACAAAGTGCTCAACCCATGATGGGAAAATAATCATATGACCCGATGGAATTTTAGGAATAAAATCCATTGGTATTGTATTTGCATAGGTTCCCCACTGATTCATAATCTCCTTGCGAGCAGGATTCATGAATACGGTTCTAGAGTGTTCTACAGTATCATAAACTATAAAACTCCACTGTGCTCCAGAATGAATGTGTGGATCTTGCCAATCAGATTCTTCATACTCATTTCGCCAAACTTGACCAATTGCAAATGGTTTATCTGAGAATTGACCAATACACTCATGTATTATGCCACAGAGGTATTCATAAGACTCTTCAGTTAAAGAATCATTTCCCAAAGTCGTATTGACCTGACTAAGGAATGATTTATTAAATTCTGCATCAATAAAATTAATCTTACTAAGATCAATTTCTTCTACAAAAAAAGGAACCGTAAAGATTCCATGGGGGTTTCTAAATTCCATCATCTAATTCTGCTAGCATTTCTGGGTTTTCTAATTCCATCTCAAAAAAACAAGGATGACATTCTTCCATAATCAAATACCCAGATGCTATAAACAAATCTTCTGCAGTATATCTACGTTGATGTGTATTTGCAGCAATAGTACATGAATAATTGGATTCTTCTTCCTCTGTTAATTCGTCCCAGGTAAATGGTATTCCATTAATGAAGTACATGTTGACCACTCGCTCTGGCATTCCAA